GACAGCCTGCTGGCCCAGGAACGTGCTGGGCTGCTGGATCCATACGCCATTTCCATCCCCAGCGAATACGTGATCGACTGGCAAATGGACCAGAACGGCGAACTGGAATGGGCCCTGCTGTGCGATGCGGAAGATCGGCGGAACGGCCTGGCCCAGACGCGTGACTGGATCACGAAAACCTTCACCCACTACGATCGCCAGGGCTGGACGCGATACCAGATCACCTATCTTCGCACCGATCCACCCAAACCGAACACCCCAGTTCCGTTCCTGGATGAAGGGAAACACCCATTCGGGAAGGTTCCCCTTCGAAGCCTGGAACTACCGGAAGGGCTGTGGGCGATGGGTAAGCTGGAAAGCCTGGCCCGCGAACACCTGAACAAGCGGAACGCGGTGGCGTGGGCGGAATACAAAGCCCTATTCGCGATCCTGTATGAATTCCTGGCCCCTGAAGAGGGGATGGGCATGATCCCACAAAGCGAAGCGGGCGAAGATCCGGATCGCTGGCGGAACCAGACACGCGGCCAGGGCTACAGCCAGGGGCGTGGGCACCAGGATCGCGCTGAATTTATCGGCCCTGACGTGGGACCGTTCAAGGAAGGGCGCGAAAGCTGCAACCAGATCATGCGGGAAATGTTCCGCGTTATGTTCCTGATGGCCCAAAGCGCGGACATGGGCAGCGGTGCCATGCGGCGCAGCGGCGAATCAAAGGCGGAAGATAGCAAGGTGGCGAAGGTGGTGCTGGGCGCGCTGGGCGTGTTCCTGCGCGATCTAATGCGTGACGTGGTGGAACTGGTAGGGACGGCGCGAACAGACCTGGCCATGGAACCACGAGTGGATGGCGGCGAATCATTCGAATCCACGGATGTGATGGGCGCAGTGGCTGAAGCGGTGGAACTGCTAAACGGCGTCCCACAGAAATCGCCCACGTTTATGAAGGCGTATTTGCTGCGGACTTACAAAACCGTGATGGGCGCCGAACTAACGGAAGACGATATCGCCAGGATCCGCGAAGAACTGGAAGAACAGATCAGCGCTGAAGAACTGGCATATACGCTTTCCAGTATGCTGCCACCACCAGGCGCGGAACCTGAACCAGAACCTGACGATGAAGATCCGGACGATGGCGATGGCGAAGATCAGGATCGCGAAGCGGCGCGGGCAGCTGCCAGCGGTGAAGCGGTGAAGGCCAAGAAACCAGCGGCTGGGCGAGTGTACGAATCACGCGGGCGCTAGATCTTGCCAGCGCACCAGCCACCACGTGCGGAACAGCGCCAGGCTGTCCAGGACATGCTGAACGGTATGGCTGCGGAAGTGGCGGCCATGGATCCTTCCATTATGCGCAAGCTAATGCCTGCGCTGCTGGACGCGAAAAAGGAAGTGGCGGCTGGCCTTCAGGAATGGGTGGCTGGCGGAATCGACAATGACAAGCGATTCACGGCCCACGAAATGCGGCGCGTGATGCTGGCCCTGGATCATTCCATGGATGCGATCGCCAGGGTGGAACCACAGTTCCAGGAAGTCCTGGAAGAAATGCGGAAGGGCACTGGGCACCTGGCCACGGATCACCTGAAGCGCGAAGTGGCGCGAATGGCGAACGTGTTCGGTGGGCCACACGGGATGGCCACTGGCGGCGTTCAGATCAGCACGGCGGCGGTGATGATCGGGGCCCAGAAGGAACTGATCAAGCGGCACAGGAACAGCGCGAACAGATACGTGGGCAAGGTGCGGGAAGATATCCACCACCAGTTCGCGGTGGGCCTGGCGCGAAATGAAACATTCCACCAGATGGGCCAGCGGCTGCGAAGGCTGGGCGGCCCGCGTGGGCGCGTGGCCCTGCGCGGAACTATCGGGGACGCGGGCGCGTGGGTGGAAGACATTCCGGAAGGGCTGTTCGCCAGGTACGAACACTGGGCTGAACGCCTGGTGCGAACCGAAACCATGAACGCCTACAATGTTCAGCACGCTGACGGAATCGACGCGCTGAACGAAGATCTGGATGACGATGAAGACGAATTCCTGAAGCGGTGGGACTCCACGCTGGATAATAGGCTGTGCATGATATGCGGGCCCCTGGACCGTGTGGCGGTGAAGCCTGGCGAACAGTTCCCTGGCGGATACGATCACCCACCAGCGCACCCATATTGCAGGTGCGTGGTGGTGGCGTGGCATCCATCGTGGGGAGATATCGAAGGCGAAACCGGATCCAGGGAATTCACCGGGGAAATGCCGAACGTGCAACCGGACGCCTACGTGGAAGCGGCGGCTGAAGCGAAGGCTGCGGGCGTGCGCGTTAGTGCTGACCGGGAACGAAGCATGGCGGATCGTGCGATGGCGAAGGCGGCACGGGCCAAGGAACGGCGCCAGGCGCAGGCTGAACAGGACAAGGCGGCGAAGATTGACCAGGAAAAGGTTTCAGCGTTCGATCGGCTGCCAGGGTGGGGCGATGTAGAATACAAGCCAGAACCAGTGGATCCTGGGCCATTCGAATTCCGTGGAATTAAGACCGGGGAAGGCGTGATGGCGTTCCGCAAAGCGAAACAGGAAGCACACGCGAAGCACCTGGGGATCAGCGTGGAAGGACTGAAGGCGCAGGAACTGGCCAAACGCCAGGCGGCCGAAATGTCACGCTATCGAAAAGCTGAAGCGGAAAAGGAACTGGACGTTCACGAATCCTATGTTCGCGAACTGGCTGCTGAAAAGGCTGAAAAGGAACGCAAGGAACGGGAAGCGGCGGCCAAAGCGGAGCGGGACGATCGGGCAGCGGCGGACAAAAAGGAACGTGACGCGGCCCGTGCGGCGGCGGTGGCCAAAGGCAAAAAGGCCAAGGCCAGGCAGCAGATCGGATCGTTTGATTTCAGATCGGCGCACGATGGGGAAGCGCTGTTCGACTGGAGGAACGCGAAGAACGAAGCGGAAGCGAAGCACCACGAAATCAGCGTGGAAGAACTGAAGAAACGCGTGAAGGCCAAGCGCGATCACGATAGGGCGAAGGCTGAAGAACGCCAGGCCAGGGCGGAAGCGGAAGCGCGGCCATCTAACGTGGCCAAAAAGGAAGCGGAAGCGGACGCCAGGGAAGACGTGGCGGACAGGCGGGCGATCGAACGGATGAAGGCGAACGAACGATCGGCCCTGGAACGCAAACAGATGGAAAAGCAAGGGAACGAAGATCGGGCGAAGCGCCTGGGAATCCCTGCTGCTGAAGTGAAGAAACAGCGGGACGCTGACGCGAAGGACAAACAGGAAGCGCGGGCTGAAGCTGTGCGCCAGGAAATGCTGGAAGGGCTATCAGGCGAAGCGCGGGACAATATGCAGGCCCTACTTGAACGGGCAGCGGAGCGCAGGGCGCAGGCGCGTGGTGACGCGTTCGAAGAAAAGGAAATGAAGGATCGCTACCAGGCTGAACGGGCCCAGCGGCGCATTGACAAGAAAGCCAAAGCCAAGGCAGCGGAAGACCTGTTCCTGAAGAACGAAGCCATGGGCAAGGTGCCCAGCCTGGCGGACGTTCGGCGCAAGGAACGATCGAAGCATATCGCGGAAGCCTACGAAGCGGACCAGGCGGAAAAGGAATACAAAAAAGGGGAAAAGGCGTTCAGGGCCCGAATGGATGCGCGGCCCAAGAACATCGCGGAACTGGCCAGGCAGGAAGACGCGAAACTGGCAGCGGCGAAGGCTGGCGGTGGCGATACCCTGAAGAAATACTGGGACGATCGAAGCGCGGCGGACCTGGAACACGTGAAGTTCAGCGCCCAGGGGCGATCAGAGCAGAAACAGGAACGGCGGAAGGCCCAGGCTGTGGAGATCAAGGCAGCGCGTAAGGATCGCGGAACTGCTGCCAGCGCGCCACCAGCGAACGAAGGCTGGGCTGGAAGCCAGCTTCGAACTGGTGAGATCACAGATCTGGAATCACTTGGCGGCGGCGTGAACGTCACGAAGCTGGTGAAGGTGGACACTGGAAACGGACCAGTGGAAGCGGTGTGGAAACCCACCAGCGGGGAAGATCAGGGCGTGCGTTCTAACGTGACAGCTGGAACCTACTGGCGGCGGGAAGCGGCGGCGTCCAATATTGCGCACCATTTCCAAGTGGATGACCTGGTGCCCAAAACCGTGGCGCGCCAAAGTATCACGGCGGAAGGGAAGGCCCAGAAGGGTTCCCTTCAGCAGTTCGTCCCTGGAAACGGCGATCCCGTGAACCTACAGCTGGAAGATATAGAGCGGGCGCGGGTGTTCGATTTCGCAACCGGGAACAGCGATCGGCACGGCGGAAACATGATGTACAGGCGCCACGCTGACGGCCGTGGAACCGTTCCTGTGCTGATCGACAATGGGCTTTCCTTCCCTGAAGGCGTCCCGGATCGCTTCATTCACCCAGCCCCAGTTCGTACCGCGCTGGAATCGATCGGCGGGGATCAGAGTAGACCAGCGAAGCGAACCCTGGAGATCATCGAAGATCTGGATGAAGTGGCGATCGCCAGGGACATGCTGCGATCAGGGATCGGGAAAAAGGCCACGATCGCGGCTGTCAAACGGGTTCGGGCCATGAAGGACGATCCCAGGATCGTGGGCTACGAAGTGGGCGGGGACGAATACCAGCAGGATCACAACTGGCTAACGGCGGCCCAGAAAGCCGAAAGGATACGAGTGGACAAGCAAATGATTTCAGTGGTGGAGCGGGCAGAATACGAAGCCCAGATGATGGGGGATTTCCCCATTGAGTGAAGCGATCAGGCTAATGCAGGCGGATCCACTAGATCCAAGCGAAGCCACGGAAGTGGCGGCGTTCTGGATGGACGGGGACACGGTGCGATCGAAGTATTCAGATCCAGAGTGGAAGCGCGAACTGGAAGGGCGCGGGATATTCGTGGGCACTGCGGGCCAGCTGTTCCCCAGAAGTGGGCCCATATTCTTCGAACTGCTGCCACTGGCGTTTTCCAGTTCCAGCAGGATGCGGCTGGAATACTATGAAACCACGGAAGGCTAGCACTGCGCCCAGCTGTTCTGCTAGATTCCCACAAACCAGGCGCACGATGCGCCCAGGCACCAGGGCCCAGCGGCCCAAGGAAAAACCAAAGTATGCACCGATTCAGCGATCTGTTCCGTTCCTTCGTAAACATGGCACCAGATGACGGTGGCGGCGGTGGGGGCGGCGATGGCGATGGCGGTGACGATGGCGGCGGTGGCATGGATGACGCCACCAGAGATCTGATCATCCGAACCACGAACGCGGCGGTGGCGAATCAGCTGGGGCGCAAACTGGGCCCAGCTATATCTGAAGGCGTGACCAGCGCCATGGCCCCCCTTCAGGAATCGATCGCGGCCCTGTCGAGTGGCGGCGGCGTTCCCGCGAATGGGAAAGCTGTGGCAAGTCCGGAAATGGCCGAAATGCTGCGCGAGCAGAAAGCACTGAAGGCACAGCTGGCGGAAGAACGCACAGCAAGGCAAACCCAGGAACAGGCCACGAAGGACACCAGCAAGCGAAGCGCTGTACAAAACGCGCTGGCTGCTGCTGGCGTGGAACCCCTGCGAATGAAGGGCGCCATGGCGGAAGTTATGGGGAACGTACACGTGGGAGATGACGGGAATGCGTTCTATCGCGACACTTCCAAGGGATACGAAGATGACGTGGCCCTGGGCGATGGAATGGGACGCTGGGGATCCACTGACGTGGGGAAAAGCTACATGGCCCCCAAGAATGTACAGGGCAGCGGCGCGACACCACCAGGACGTGGCGGCGGACGCCCACCTGGGAATCGTCCAAAGGATCCAGCTGAAGCCAAAGCACAGGCCAAGGCGGAAGCACGCCAGGCACTGCGCGGCCAGGTGGCAGAAATGATCGGCGCTGGCGCTGGCGTGAACCTGGGCGGCGGGCACCAGGGCAGCGGCGAGTAACAGCACAGTTTGACACTTGGCCACCACTGTGGTCAAAATGGGGCACGGCCAGGGGGAATACCACTGGGACGCACACCGAAAGCGCGGGTGGAACGGCGCGAACAGTTTTTGTTTCATTACGTCCACCCATTTCCAAAGTAGGAGCGCTTTTATATGTCCCTTGTCACCCAAGCGGCGATCGCCAATTCACTGGCCACCATTTTCGAAGATCAGATCACGAATCAGATCAACCGGGCCAGTGTCGGCCTTCAGCTTATGCCTGTGGGCCCTGGCCAGGGTAAAAACCTGCAATGGAACGCACGTTTCGGCGCTGACGTTTCAGCGGAACGCGCTGATGGCGCTGACCTGGTTCCGGCCGATTTTAAGAATGATGGCAAGGTGCCAGCAAACCTTGACTATGGCACCTATGACGCCCCTTTCAGTATGACGGGCAAAGCGATCGCGGCTGCCATGGCAGCTTCGAACCCAGCCGAACTGGAAAACCTGTTCGCTGATGAACTTGGCGATGCTGTGGAGCGTTTAGCCAAAGGGCTGAATCAGCATATGTACAATGGCGCAGGCGGCGCTGACCAGATCAACGGGCTCTATTCACCCAGCGGCCCGCTTGATACCACTGGCATTTATGCCGGAATCGATCGCGCAACCTATGGCCAGTGGGCTTCGAACGAAGTGGGGAACGGTGCGATCGCACGGGCCCTGACGTTCGATCTTATGCGTGACACCCTGGACGCTGTATATACAGCCAGCGGCGAGAACATCGATCTGATCCTTACGGGAACAGCGCTGTGGTCCAAATTCGGGAAGCTGTTCAATACCGATCGGCGCTGGACGCAAACAGTGAACCTTCGCGGACAGCAGATCGTTCTTTCTGGCGGCCACAAGGCCCTGGAGTTCGATGGCATCCCAGTGGTTCGCGACGTGGACCATGACGCCACGAAAATGACTTTCCTTTCCACTCGCCACTGCAAAATGGCCCAAATGCCTGACGGTATCACTGAAGTGAACCAGAGCATGGGCATGGTGGACGTGGCTGGAACCCCAGAGATGGATTTCGGGCAGCAGAACAGCGGACTGATCGCACGGATCAACCCACTGGGACGCAATGGCGATTCCTATCGTTTCCAGTTGATCCTGTACCCACAGTTTCAGGTGAAGCGGCCGAACGCACAGGCGTCACTGATCGATCTGGACGCGGCACTCTAAGAATTCCGGGCCCAGCGCGCTGTTTTTTGGGCGGGCGTGCTGGGCCCGTTTTTTATCCCTACGCCCATGGCACAGGAGTGAACGCGTTATGTCGAAGATGACAAATATTTCGGATATTGAACTGAAGGTGAAGATCAGCGGGGGCCCTGGTTCCCGGCCGATGATCACCACGCTGGAAGCTGGCGAAACAGCACAGTTCCCTGATGGATATTGTGAACCAGTAAGGGGCCCAGGCCCTGATCCGCTTCCCTGTATTCTGTCCAGATCGAACACCCACCTGGGCGTCCCTGCGCTTGTTCCCGTGGAACAAGCAGAGGAAGCGCGGGCGCGATACCTGCGCGTGAAGAACGGCCAGGCTAACACCGGACCACAGGCAGAAATCCGGCGCCTGGAAGCCGAACTGGCAGCTGAACGCGTGGCCAATAAGGCAGCAGCGCCAGCCCCAGTGGAAGCCCCAGTGGAAGCCCCACAGGCTGCTGACGATGACCAGGAAAGCCTGGAAGACGCCACCACGCCAAAGCCCAAGCGCAAGCGGAAGGCGTAGATCATGGCGCTAGCACCAGCAGACAAAGCGAAGATCCGCATGTATATGGGATGGTCCCCACGTTTCTTTCAAACGGACGTGGCACTGGAACAGGCCATGAATGCGATCGATGCTTTGCCTGAAGTGTTAGCACTGATCCAGAACCCGATCGGCGGTTCCCCACCTGGGGTGATCGCTGCATTGGAAGATCTGGACGCGAAGATCACGAATGCCCACGGGCGCCTGAAGGCGGACAAGGTGGGTTCCATTGCGCTGAACAGATCGGAAATGATCCAGCTGTACCGCGAAGGGAAGCGCCAGGTTTCACGCCTGGCCACCCTGCTGGGAACTGAAGTTCGGCGTGACGTATTCAGCGGGCGCCTTCCACGTTCCCGCGATTCCAACTGGGGAAATTACCAGGTGCAAGGATGATTTTTTTGAGCGTGGCCAAAGTCCCTGGTGACTACCACTCCAGTGTCGGCTGGGGGGTGCGGCTGCGCTCGTTTTTTATGGCGGTGAATCGTGGGTGGTAGCGCGATCCTAGATCCAAACGTCCTGGTGGACGGGCTGGTGGAGGAAGTGATCGATGGCCTACGGCGCGATCTACACCCCCAGTTCGGCGTTCGCGCCTATGACGTGCTGACCGTGGCCAGAACATGGAGCGGACAGCAGCAGGGCGAAGGCACACCCACTGACGTGGAAGTTCTGCTGGATCCACAGCCAAAGGTGAATATCTGGAAACGCCAGAACGGGCGAAGGTACGAACTGGACAAATGCGGGCTGGATGAAGCTGGCGAGATCATGCTGACGGAAGTTTCACTGACCTACACCCAGGCGGAACTGGACGGCGGCGGCGCGCTGGCGCGGAATCAGGAATGGTTCCTGAAGCTGACGGAAGCCCACGGCCAGGGCAGTAGGATCGCGTATTTCATCCATGCGAAGGTTCCCTACGTGGATCGCGAAAAGGATATGGGATGGGTGCTGTGGCTGCGAAGTGTGGAAGTCTGATCCGTGAGAATCCAACTGACACCGGATCAAGTGGCTGCCAAGGTTCGCGAGAACACCACGAAGGCCAGGAAGGCCATCCACAAGGGCCAGTGGCGGGCGGCTGAACGCGCCAGGACGTTCCTGGTGCGCGCTACTCCAAAGGTGGACACGGGACAGCTGAAGGCCAGCTGGCGCGTTCATCGCGGGGCGAAGATTCAACTGGTGAACCACGCCCCACACGCTGGGATCATCGAAGCGGGAGCGCGGCCCCACAAGGTTTCCATGGAAGGGTTCTATGCCATTTTTCGGTGGGCCAAGCGTCACAACCCAGGCGCCAGCGCCAGTGGGATGAAGGCCATCTATCGGGCGGACGTAACCTATATCAACGGAATGCCATTTTCGCCTGAAGACGTTCCAGCGGCGCGCCTGGCGATGGGCATAGTTCGCAAGCTGGCGAAGAACGGCCAGAAGCCCACCTGGTACGTGAAGAAATCCATGAAGACGATCCAGGCCATGACGGCGCAGGAAGTGGCGAAGGCCCTGAAGCGCGCAGTGGGAAGCAAGGGGAAAGCCTGATGGCGGTGGTTCGCGTCGAAGCACTGCGCAAGCTGGGGAAGGCGATCGAATGCGCGATCCCTGAACTGACGGGGAAGATCTGCTATGGCCAGGCGGCGCCGAACCACGTGCTGGACTTTCCCAGCATAGCGATCGATCCACGGCGCTGGAAATACTTCCCTGATCAGGCGGCCGAACATTTTGATCCCAGCCCCAGCGCTGTGGTGATGAACGTGGGGCGGCACGAAGCCGATATCGAGATCCGTATAGGCCACAAAACACTGTTCCAGCGATACGAACTGGAACAGAAGGTGCTGGACCTATTCCTGGGGACGCCTGGGCACCCTGGGATCCTACTCACCCAGATCACGGCCTGCGAAGCGCTGGGCCAGTGGGTGGCGGCGTGGGAACTACAGGCTGACGAATGGCAGGACGAACGCGCTTTTGACCAGCAATTCTATTCTCTGATCGCTGTAACGGGTATCATCCCGGCGCTAGTGACCAGGCGCGAAGCACACACGATAGAACAGCTACAGCTGGGGCTGGATTTATCCGGTCAGGACAGCACCCTGGGCATGAATCCACCACTGGTGGAAATTGTCCAGATCAACCCAGACGGAACCTTATCCCCAGCATAGGAGCAATTGAACCATGGCCAGCGATGTATTTTTCAGCACGAACCCAGCAGATTTCCCACGCCTTGAAGGGCTTTATGTATCCGAACGGAACCCCCCAGGTTTCATTCGCGGCGCGGACTTGTCCCGCGTGGGAATCGGCGGCGTAACAGTTCGGGGGCCAGCGGGGCCCCAGGTTATCACCAGCACGGCCAGGCTTCTGGAAGTGTACGGCGGGCGCGATCGTGGATCGGGCGGCGTTCTGGTTTCCCAGGTGTGGGCTGCGCTTTTGAACAAACCCATGGGAACGCTGGTGATCAATCGCGTGATCGCGGTGGACGCGGTGGTGGCCAGCCTTTCGGCGGAAACCCTGCTGGATGGAACCGGCGTGGCAGTTCTTCAGATCGACGCTGCGAACGCTGGCGCGTGGGGCGGTGACGTTTCCGTGAAGGTGGAAGCTGCCAGCGATGCTGACGCCACCCATTTCAATCTTCGAGTGAAGCACCAGGGCGGTGAAACCGTCTATGAAAATCTGAATATCAACACGGCCACGAATGATAATCTGGCGGAAGTGGTGGGCGATGACCTGGCCACTCTGATCACGTTGACCAAACTGGCTGACGGGCGCCCAGCGAACTTCGCGGCCATCACGGAAGCGGCGTGGGTGGCAGCCAAGGACGCGGACGATTTCATGGCCCTGGGCACTGTGATCGTGGCCTATGCCAGCGTGGCTGGCAGCGATGGCACGGCCGTGGCTGCTGACTATAACGCTGTGCTTTCAATCCTGGCGAACACTGAAGGCGTTTCCATTGTAATGATGGCGGGCGCAAGCGTGGACCAGAACAGCCTGAACACCACGATCGTGGCTGAAGCGGCGCTGGCGAATGATCGGATCTTCCTTACATGGGCAGGAACCCACGGCCAAAGCGTGGCAGTGGAAGCGGCGAACATTACAGCCGACATTGCCACCAGAAGCGATCGGATCGTGTGGTGCTTTAACTCGCCATACACCCTGGATCCGGACACGGCCCTGAAGATTCAGCGCCCACCCCATGAATTCATGGCGTCAATCCTGACGAACAATGACGTGGATATACACCCAGGCGCACGTTCGGCCAGCGATCAGCTTACTGGAATCACCCACCTGACGAACCAGGCACTGACGCGGGCGGATCTGATCTTCCTTCGCGATGCTGGGATCTGTCAGCTCGAAAAACTGCCTGGCCTGTTTTCCTTCCGTTCGGCCCGAACCACGGATCTGACCACGGGGAAGGAAGAAATCACACGGCGGCGTTCGGCGGACTTCCTACAGCTATCGGCTGCGGACAAGCTGCGCGAATTCGTGAAGGCCAAGAACACGATCGAAGCACGGGCCCAGATCGCTGGCCTACTTGTGGGGTTCAGCCAGTCACTGCGGGACCAGTCCCGTATCGTTGAGAACTTCGCGATCGATCAGGAATCCGTGAACACGGATGGCCAGCGGGCGCAAGGGATCGAAAAGGTTCTGTGGAGAGTACGCCTGATCGGTCATATCCTGTCCCTGGTGCTGGAAACTGAAATCGGCACTGGCGTGGTGATCGAAGCGTAGGCGCCACCAGAACCCAAACCACGAACACCACGAAGGAACTAGAGAACTATGTCACAGCGTATCAGGGGCCAGGAAATTACAATGCGGATCGCGGTGGATAACCGTATCCGCACAGGTTCGTTCTTCAAAGTCACGGAATTCACAAGTACACCCAGGACTGACCTGGTGGAAGAATCGTTCCTGGGCGAACTGGAAGACGATATCGACATTCAGCACCACGGGTATGATCTCAGCTGGACCGTGCAAAACCAGGACGAAAAAACCCTGGAGTTCCTTCAGGAAATTATCGCGGCGGAACAGAACGCTGAAAAGCACCCTGATATCACGATCACGGTGATCCACCAGTATCGCGAACCAGGCGCACGGAACCAGGTGGAAGTTTACCATGACGTCTTCGTGAAGGTTTCAGATAACGGTTTCGGCGGCCGGAAGGAATACGTGACCACAGGGTTCGAAGCCAAATGTAAGCGGAAGTCATTGCTTCCAGCTTAGTGACTACAGCCCAAACCAGGGGGTGGGCACCCCATGACATAGGAGTGAACGAAGATGGCAAAGCGAAAAGCGAAGGCGCCACAGCGCGCCAATGAAGTGATCAATATGAAGCCACACCTGCGGGCGAAGCGTTACCAGCTGCCTGACTATTGCACGATCAGGGAAGTGGTGATGCGCGAACTGGATGGCCAGGACGATATCGAAGCGTCGATCTGGGCTGATAAGAACGCCACCAGCGCGATCAAGGGTTCGGCTGTGGCTGCCATGGTGGCGGACCAGCGGGAATCGATCCGGCTGTCCCTTCTGGAAGTGGACGGGCTGCCAGTGAATCACGATGGCATCCCATATCGGGCCATGGACGATTTCACCAGCGTGACCTTCCGATTCCTTCAGCAGTTCTATGCTGACATGAACGGGGCGAAGGAAGATGACCTAAAAAACGCGATCGCGGGGGCGGAGGTTATCACGTCCCACCCCCGCCATACGGAACCAGAAGAACGGACGCCTTCCCACGAGTAAAGCGCAGGCTTTTCAAGGAGTGGATCAGGATAGGGTGGCACCTGGACGGGATGGCGTGGGATCGGTATCTTGCGCTGACTCAATACGAACGATATCTGATCCACGATGAACTGAACGAACTGATCACCAGGGTGGACGATGACGGGAACACCCCCGAACGTCCCAAGCGAATGAAATAGAACCTCATGGCAACTTCCACTGTTTACGATATCCGGCTGCGCTACATGCTGGAAGACAAGGCCAGCAAGGGCCTGAAGGGGATGAATCGTAACCTGGAAAAGACGGCGAAATCGTCCGGGCTGCTGGCTGGTGGGATGAAGACCATGATGGCGCTGGGCGCGGGCGGTTTCGGAATGCGCCACGCGTCCAAAGCCCTGATCGGTTTCAATTCCCAAATGGAGCAATCCAAGATCCAGATCCAGGGAATGCTGACGCTGGGCGGGAAAATGTCCACGGAAATGGCGAACAGCAAAGCCACGAAGCTGTTCGCTGATCTTCAGTTCAAGGCGAAGGCCAGCGCTGGCACCACGAAGGACATGGTGGACATGGCCAGCATGATCGCCAGGCCAGTCCTGGCGGCTGGCCTGGGCATGAAGGATCTGGGAAATTTCACCCAGCAAGCGGTGGTGGCATCCAAGGCGTTCGGCATGGAAGCGGGCACGGCGGCGCGTGATATTGAAGCGGCCCTGATGGGGCGGATCGGCACCATGGATCGATTCTCGCGATCTATCCTGGAACCCCTGGGCTACGTGGGCGAAGCGGGACGGAAGGCGTTCAGCGAACTGGGCGATGCGGCGCGTGCGGCGAAGATCAAGGAAGCCCTATCAAGCCCAGCCATCATGGAAATGGCGAAACAGCAGGAACAGAGTTTTGACGGCGTTCTGTCCACGTTCCAGGATGGCCTTCAGATGGCGCTGGGGCGAGTGGGAAAACCACTGTTCGCGGCACTGACTGAAGAGATCAAACAGTGGGCGGTGTGGATGGACAGGAACAAAGCCACCCTGGACAAAATGGGCCAGTCAATCGGATCGGGACTGGTGAAGGGGTTCAAGGTAGTGAAGGGCGTGCTGGGGTTCATGGTGGACCACGCCAGCACCTTGCTACTTGTGGCGAAGGCATGGGCAGCGATCAAGATCGGCCAGGGCGCTGCTGGCATGGTGGGCGGCATAGGAAACATGATGGGTGTAGGTGGGAAAGGCATGGGGAACATGCTGGGAAAACTGGGCCTGGGCAAAGCTGGCACAGTGGTGGCCGGGTTCGGTTCCAAGCTGTCGGCTGCTGCTGGCCCGATCGGAATGTTCGTGGGCGGAATCGGCCTGATGGTAACGGGGATCCATGCGTTCAATGACTGGATGAACGCGGAGCGTGAAGCTGACCTGAAGAAAAAGGCCACAGAAAAGGCGGAAGCGCTGGGCCAGGTTTCCGGCGTCAATGCGCTATCGGCCGGAATGAAGGCTGGGCGCTGGGACGATTTCAGTATCCTTATGGAACAGATGGCGCTGGACCAGGAAAAGAATACAAAAAGCGTCAATGACGCGAAGGCGGCTGGGCTGAAGGGCGCTGACGCTGACTATTTCGGGAAGATGACACCAGACCAGATCCGTGACGCCCAGACGGCGGTGGAAGGGCTGCCAGAACGCCAGGCTTTCTATAAGGAAGCGGCCCAAATGATGGACGCGATCGGGGCCAGGAATGAATTCGGAACCCTGAAGGGCGGAGTGGATTCCAGTGGCAAGGGGCCGATGATCGATCAGCTTGAGGAAGCTGGGAAGGATTACATGGGCGTGCGGGATGGAACTGGCGGACACGCTGGCGGCGCTGCTGGAACCGTGGTGGTGGACTCGCTGCGGACGATGAACAGCGAACTGTCACGGATCGCTGATGGCGCGGATCGGGAAGCGGCATGGACTAAAATGTTACTGGGCACCTACGTGGAAAGCCCCACAGCCCAGGCCCAGAAAAACCTGGACGCCATGAACCAGCCGGAAGGCGCGGCGAACAAACCCAAGATCAACGTGACGATCAACCGGATCGAAGTGGCCAGCGATGATCCGGATCGGTTCGTGTTCCAGCTATCCGAAACGGTGAAAAAACTATCACGGGCCCCAGCGCAGGCGGCCAGTAGTCAAAGGCAGGGCGGATAGATGGGCGCAGCGGGAACATTCACGATCACAGAACTGGGGCGCGTAGGCGGGCGCAGCGGCGGACGGCCTGACGGTGGCGAAGGCGAGATCTTCGAATGGACGAATGACACCAGCCCCCAGGATCCGATCAAGGGCGGCGGGCGCTGTATTCCACGCCAGCCATGGGTTCAGGGCGGAATGCTTAGAACAGTCCGGACGGACTACCCTGGCGCGAAAACCCCCAGCGAACAGGTGCTGGGCCCGAACCACAAACCACAATCCTTCAGCGGGAACTGGGATGATCGGTATAACTTCCCCACCTTCGCACGCGGAGAATTGCGAAGGTTCGAAGCGATGGCGCGGCGCGGAAACCTGGTGCGGATCGCGTTTCAGGAAATGAGCTATGAAGCCCTGATCACTGACTGGAATTTCACCTACAAGCGCGACTGGCAAATAGGCTATTCGTTCACGGCGTCAATCCACGATCGGGCGGACGATTACAGCCTGGCTGACCGATCACCTGACACCACGCTATCAGCCACGGAAGCGTTCAGCCTTGTGGATCTTAGTGTTTCCGGGCTGTCAGTGGTGGCGGACGAAAACCTGCGAAAGCTGAACCTGGAAGGGAAGCTGGCGGGCGATGCGGCGAACGCTTCGAAGGTGGCCATGGCGGACATTCTGGTGAAGCGTGACGCCCTGGGCGATACGCTGGACCAGCAGGAACTAAGCATTTCGGATCTTGCCAATAGAGTGGCCAGTCCATTCAGGCGGGTGGCCACTGAGTTCAGGGCGATCAGCGCTTCCGCGAATTCGGCCCTGGATATCGGAACGGAACTGCGGAGCGATATCAATCTGGGCGTGAACACTGTGATGGGCGTGCTTCAGTTTGAAGACTGGAGCCGAACACTAAGGTTCCAGCAGCGGATCCTGATGGGCCAGGCAACGGTGGGCGCGAACGAAATGGATGAACGGGCGGAACCTGACGCGGTGCGCGTGTATCGCCCAAGTCAAGGCGAAAGCCTGTATCAGATTTCGCGGCGGTTCTATGGGACGCCCCACAGCTGGCGCCTGATCGCTGATCGGAACGGCCTGGTGGACTTCGAACTGACCGGCGAAGAACTGCTGATCATTCCCGAAAGCGGCGTTTCATAGTGTCGAAGATCTACTACCCACAGGCGCGGGTGGTCCTGAACGTAGTTTTTGACGGGTTCGGCCCCACTGCCAAGGATACACCCCCCAAGATTATCCCCACGCTTCCTTCCGAAATGTCCATTTCGCGGAACGCATACAATCAGGCGGACGGGTGGGAAGTAACCTTTGACGCGGACGATCTACCGATCGATCCCAGGCTGGTGCGTTCTGGTTCGGCTGAACTGTATCTGTTCAGCACGAGGGGGATCCGGCCGGACCAGCGGCTGATCAGCAAACAGTTTGGCCAGGTGGACGAATTCACGCATGGCCAGGAACCCATGGTGGCTGGCCTGTTCGATGATCACGGCGTGACCTACGATTCAAGCGGGCGATGGGTGACGATCAGCGGCCAGGATTACACGGCGCTGCTGATGGAAAAGCAATACCCACCCACGGCCAAAGGAAGGCCCAGGCGAATCCCTGTGGGGAAGAAACTGGACGTGATCCTGAAGGAACTGCTGGCTGGTGCGGACACCACTGGGCGGCTGGAACTGAAGGTGGAAAACCTGGCGGCTGGCGAAGTCCCCACGGTGAAGCCACAAACGAAGGGCCAGAAGCGCGGGATCGTGGTGGAGCAAGATACCAGCTACTGGGATATCATGTACAAACTGGCGATCCGCCACGGGTTCATTCTGTTCGTGCGCGGCCTGTCAGTGGTCCTGACAAAGCCCCAGAACCTTCACAGCAGCACTGACCGGAAGATCCGGCGCATGGTGTGGGGGCGAAACCTGGAAGCCCTGACGATGGATCGGCACTTAGGGAAGGAAGTGGCGCCGAACATTGTGATCAAAGCCTACGATTCCAGCCTGCGCGAACCGATCACTGTGGACTTCCCTGTGGGCCATTTCAAAAAGGTGAAGAAATCAGGCGGGAAGGCGAACAAGAAAACCGGGAAGACGACCACGAAAACGGACGAATACCAGATCATCCCAGTGTATGGGATCACGGATCGGGAAACGCTTCAGGCCATGGCGGAAAGCCTATACCACCAGCTTGGCAGCGGCGAACGAACGGTTTCATTCAGCACGAAGGATCTGACGGACCTTTCGGAAGATGAACAGGATCTGCTGAACCTGGCGGCTGGCGATGCTGTCACGATCGAGTTTGACGAATTCAATATAAACCGGGCGCTGCTGGCGAACAACGCGGTGACAAAGGAAGGGAAGCGCGTGGTTCCTGAAGGCGTGAAGGTTCAGCACCTGGTGGATCGCGGGTTCGGTGAAGCCATCGCCCAGGTGATCGCTGCCAAGTATAACGATCTGAAGACGCTGGATCGGCCCCTGCGCGTGCGCGAAGCCACGTACACGTGGAGCGTGAAGGACGGCGTGGGAATTGAAGCGCAGCTGGTGGACTTCATTCTGCCAGGTGGCGCACGTGAAGCGGACCAGAAAAAGGCGCGCAAGGAATCCAAGAAAGCGGACAAGGATGGGAAGCCTGTGGGACTTCCTGAAGCCAGGGAAAAGGCACTGAAGGATCAGCATGGCTAAGATCAACCGGATGAAGCGAAGGCGCGGTGGTTCCAAGCGGCTGGACCTGGCGCCACTGAAGGAAATCCTGAAGGATCGGCGCTGCTGGACCTGCATGGGCACGGTGGTGGTTCCGGAAGGCGAGTCCACCCATTTCGAACTGATCACCACGAACGGCCAGGCGGACATTCTGGTGGACGTTGAAACCCAGCCGGAAGGGCTGGATCTCACGTGCCGAATGAATGACGCGGCGATCTATCGGATCCCGAAAGTGGGCGATGAAGTGGCGATCGTGATCCCAGCTGGGGAACTGTCATTCATGCCGATCATTGTGGCGACGATGGGAAAGGGCGGACTTCCTGACGGCGTGGGTGAAGACATAACGGTGATCGCGAACGGCGAAGTTCTGATCCACGATGGCGCTGGCGGCGCTGAAGAACTGGTGAAAAAAAGCGCCTATGAAGTTCACCTACACCCCACGGGAACTGGGCCCAGCGGTGCGCCAAACAATGCCACAGCCCCCACAAGCTACACCGAAATCCTGAAGGCCAAGTGATGGCGCTGGCACTTGCCACGCTTACGGACGAACTGGAAGCCATGCTGGACAGCCTGGCGGCACCAGGGGCACCAGACGCGGGAACAGCATGGGCTGAAGCGTTCGGGGAGTATTTCAAGGGGGCGGGTGATCCACTGAAGGCGGCGGCGTGGGCTGGCGTTCCTGTGCTGGCGGCCCAGGTGGACGCGCTGCTGAAGCCTGCGATGGCGGCGGCGATGACGTTCCCGGATCCTGACGTGACACCGGGGACGGCGGGCGCGGTTCTGATCGCTGGATTCCAGGCGTTCTGGGCGCCTATTGTGGCCACTCCGATCACCTACTGGCCACTGATGATCGTGTGCGTTCTTCCCACAGGAATCGCGGCCCTGGATCTATCGCCAGCGTTCGCGGCGAACAACGCACCAGGCGTCACGAACGCCCAGGCGGCGGCGGCCCTGGCTGCGATCATTCATCCCATTTGCGGGCTGACCGGAACAGGGGCGATTCCACCAGCCAGCCCCACACCGATCGCCTAGTCCCTGAACCCCTAACCTGATAGTCTGCAACGAATGGCACTTCCAGCACTGATCAAAGCCTGGGAACAGGTGTGGCCCGTATCGGTGACGGGGCGATCTGCGGCGCTGCTGGAACTGAAGAACAGCCTGAAGGCCCACGCCACGAATCCGTGGAGCGTGATCGGTTCGTGCGATCGCGTCACGGCCGGGATGGACGCTGTGGATCGGTGGGTGTCCAGCGTTGACATTCAGCCAGGGAATACTTCGCCAGCGAACCACAGCTGGATCGTACTGGCACAGCCAAGCATGGGCGGGCTTCAGGTGCTGATCCGGTTATCTGACAACGCGCTGATCGATGATCCGAACGGCGATCTGATCATCGTGAGTTTCAGCCCACAGCTGGGGTTCGGAACTGCGAACGGCGGGGGCGACGGTGGCGTTTCGGCACCACCCACGGCCCTGGACGAACGCGCAGTGGGCGGGGCGGACTGGCTGGGCGCTTCCCCAGCCACTGCGAAGGTTCTGAATATAATTTCAGCCACGGACGGGACCAGCTGGCGGATCCTGATTTCAGAGGAAGCCAGCGGGCTGCCATTGTCCGGGCTGGCATTTGACACGGTGGTGAACCCAGTGGCCGGGTGGACATATCCACGGGTGGGCTGGTTCGTTTCCGCAACTGTGGCCAGCGGCGTGAACTGTTTCACGTGGGAAAAAATGCAGGAAGCCGAATTCGTGCGCTGTAGGCTTCCGGGCGCTGCTGGTGATTTCAATACCAGCTTGCGCATGGTGGGCCCAATGTTCGGCACAGTGGAAGCTGTGGAGCACCAGCAGGACGATGGGCTGGTGATCTTGCACCCTGGCGATCTATTCAATGACGCAAATGCGATCCCTGGGAAATACGTGGGCCAGCTGCCAGATCTGTACTGGGCCAGCAGAAACCCAGGCGGCGGCCACGCTGCTGATCTGGATACGTTCCCATTGAGTGGCCAGCGGGAGTTCGTGTGCCTGGGGGACGTGGTGGCTGGATGGCTGGATGACGGCGCCACGGATCTGTATTACAACTCAGCACCCCCGATCCCACCTGAACCGGCCGTGTTCGTGGCAGCCAGTGAGTCCATAAGTTCGGCATTCAGCACTACCATCGCCGTGGACACCCCAGTAGGGGCGGCGGCTGGCGATTACATGGTCTGCTTTTACTATGGCCAGCTGGGCGGTGACGTGATTTCGGCGCCAGCAGGGTGGACGCTTCAGTTTCACGATACATTTACACCTGATGCGCTGTTCACTGACTGCTACTGCTACACTAAGGTGGTACAGGCTGGCGATCTCGGATCGTCGCATAGCTGGACGAGCTCGGCTGATTCGGCGCAGCGGGCGG